ATAAAAGGTCTATAAAAGGGGTCTATATAAGAAAGATGTGGAAATCAGGGCAAGAAATCCCTTTTTTGCCCTTTTATTCTTCTTCTACTTCTTCTTCCTCTTCGTCATCAGCTTCCGTCCTCCTCTTCACGGAATGATGAATAAGGACAGCGGAATTTTGTTGAACTCCTTTGTAATTTTTTTTAGGTTGTAGAATAAATTCTTTAATAAAATCACAATTTTCGACCTTCTCCCTGAAATTCTTTTCATTAAAATGTCGCTTATCATTCTTGGAAAGATTTTGATAAAAATCACTACCTTTGAAATGATAATACATATCCTTTACTCTAATCGGGTCCGCATCTGTAATTTTAGTAAAAGTAGCATCGAACCATCCGTAAAACTCATCACTAGCTACCATTTGGTCTTTATTTCTAATTTGAACTGCTAATGGTGGTGCCGAAAGCCGGAAATTATTTCCCGCAAAAGTTTTAAAATAATCCAACAAAATATGAAATAAGGTCATTCTATATTCTACTTTGAATTCATTGGACTTGTAATAAGGATTAGCAATAATCCAATACTTTCTTAATTCTTCGGGAGTTTCATCAAATTTCTCTTGGGAAACCGCCTTACTAACGAACGGTGTAATATCATTTCTTCTGGTAATCGCATCGCCGACCTCATCGTATCGAGGCATATCATTACATTCCATGACTAATGTAAGTCTTAAATTGACTACACATTTACTGGAATACAAGGCTCTCGCATTAATAGTAGGATTACCAGTAATTTCTTTAATAACGGAACAAACAATACGGCGGGTAGCTTTCGGTTCTTGCGTAAGGGCAAACCTAACACCATCTAAATTAGCAACTTCCGGATTAGCACCCGTTTTAATGGGAGAAAGAACGAATTCACTTGGTAAAGTATAAGCATACTTACCGCACGTAGATAACATTAACGCATTTAAAAGGGATTTACCATTTCCACCCTTTCCAGTAGCAACAAAGAATTTTTCTTGTTGGTACCCGCACAATCCGGTCGAAAGAATTTCCAAATAATGATGCTTTACTAATTCATCTGGAAAAATGCCGTTTAATAATTCTACTAATTTTTCTTCTTTGGTAGTATCTTTGGCTTCCCAATTATAACCGCACGAAATAGAGAGATAATCTTCCGGATTAGGTATAATTTGGTTTCCCGTAGTAAGGTCAATGACCGCATTCTCGAAAACGAAAAGTGTTGGTTTATTATCCCAATCTATCGTATCATTGGTAAGAAACGCAATAATATCTTTAATATAGGAATTACGAAAATGGGAATTTCTTAATTTATAATTAATATCACTATTGAAATCCGCCAACAATCTATCCATTACTTTTCTATCTTCTAATTTCACATTATTTTCAAAACAATACTCATTCCATTCTTTGAATTTTTGTAGGTAATAATCGATAAGGTCTTTGGTAAAAATTTTATCTACAAAATTCGAGAGATGAGAATGTGTCTTGTTATCTTTCTCCCAATAAAAACCATTCCAGTAATAAAGAATATCGTAAGAACAAATAAATTCATTCTTATAAAGACTGACGAAATAATCGGCAATAACACCGGTCGAAAAACTACAACTCAATAAATCTACTTGTTCGGTTCTGTATTTTTTCTTTAAATCTTTATAAAGTTTTTCGTCTTCTTGTTTCAAGTAATAAAAGAGAGAACCGATAGTAATTTTATCGCACTTAACACAATTAAATGTTTTCTCGGTATTCTCTTCATCATATCCTTTGGAATACAATTTCGATATTTCTTTGAAAAGATGTAAAGCAATTTCCGGTTCCAATTCACTTTTTAATGCGGCACCAATACGCACCCAAAGCCCGTAAGGGTCTTTGACTTTATCCATTTTTCCAAACATTCCATTATCGAGATAGAATTGAATTTCATCGGCTACATCTACTTCCTTGCTTTCTTTGAGGAAAGTATAAGAATTCTTTTTACAAGCGGTAGCGGTAATATCGGGGGTAGTAATAGTAGAAGTAGTAGTAATATCTTCTTCTTCCATTTTTTCTTCTACGATAGGTTTAGATTTTTTTTTGGGAGTTTTAGATTTTTTTTCTATTTTTGGTTTTTCTTTCACTTCTTCTTCTTTATAATTCTTAATCAGGTCTCTCTCACCGCACCAAAGTTTCATTTCAGCGGACATTTCTTCTAATTCGAAACCCTTGTACGCATCAATTTCATATTTGGCTACGGAACCATCTAATAAAGTATAAGAAGTAGGTGGGGCAATAATAATTCCACCATCATTTCGCACATCAATATTTGTAATAGGATTTTGAGTTTGTTTCAAGTCTGGGTCGTATTTCCAATACAAATGTTTTCCTTTTCTGGTATATACGTAATTGGTTCGAATACCGGAACCGAATGCTTCTAGAAATTCTTTATACGCATCTTCCGTATCAAAATCCAACACGGATACACCGGAAACTTTTCCCGTAATAATAGCAAAGCCATCATGGCTTTTATTAATATAATTCTTCCAATTTTCTCTCGTAATCTTTCTCCAATTAGGCATACCATTTAATTTTTTCTTTTCTTTACCATCCTTATCCAGTGAGGTAGTAATGTTCTTAAAAGAAAATCCAATAAAGTCGTGATATTCGCAAAATTTAATAAAGTTCAGGGCGTTCATACTATATAGTATATATAGATAATAATTCTTTAAGTTGTTTTTAAATTAGATATTTACAAAAATGGCTAAAGTAAAAATCTAAATAGTTGTTGGATTAGGAATTAAATTCTTTTTAACTCGATAATTCATTTTTTTCTTTTCCAAAAAGTTTTTATACTTCTCTGGGTCTTCTTTTAATTTCTCGTAATATCTTTTACATTTTTCTTTCGATTTCTCTGGGTTTTCTTTTTGGTAATTACAAATGTATTCTAATTTGCGGTTATAACTATCGATTTTATTTTGATTTCTCACAATAAAATCCAATGCTTCTTGGATATTGCTAAAGTTTTCCATCTTATATAGTATATAGAAATTTCTTTAAGTTAATTCCAAGAATAATTATCTGTGTCTTTGTTGTTCTCTCCATCTTTCAATTCTATCTAGACCTCTGGTATCTTCATTTCTCATACCTAATCTATCTAATGCCCTTCGGTGTCCGCTTCTTCCACTTCTTCTCCAAATATCTATTCTTCTGGTATCTTCATTCAACATTTCATCATTTTCAATACTTTCATTAAATCTTTCATTTCTTATTCTCTCATTTTCTGCTCTAATTCTTCGTGCTTCTTGTCGTGCTTCTTCTCGTCTTCGTTCTCGTCCTTCTGCTAAATCTCGTTCATTTCGTTGTCGTTCGTATTCTTGTTGTTCCATATTTTCTCGTTCTCGGTTAAAATCAACTGCTCCACCCACTTTTCGAATATTATCAAAATGTTCTCTTTCTCTCGAAAATCCGGAACCGGTTTCTCCTTTAATAGTATTATAATATTCATTCCACAATTTATATTGTTCCTCAATAAAAGTTAATCCGGCTTCAATCTGGTTAGCTAACCGCATTTTTTCTTGTTTGGCTTCTCTCAAAGCTTCATTTGTAGGGTATCTACTATCATCTAATTGATTTAAATCGTGATGAATTCTAGATAATCGTTGATTAGCGTCTTTCTTTGTTTTCTTCAACCATTCTACATGTCTATTAACATTATCTATCAAATTATTCCTTTGATTAGGTGTTAAAGTATTTAAATTGGGTTGTTGAAAATCATGAAAATTAGTACTCATTTATATATAGATGGATAAAAAAAAACATCTAAATATATACTGGAAAGGAATTACCTGCTATATCTACAATATAATAAAAATATCTCCCGGAACAATCAACAAATATTTCCATTTATATATACAATTATTTTATTTTTCTTCATTTTTATTTCCATCAATATAATCTTCTATATTACTGGCTAATTTTTTACAACAATAAGTAAATTCTCTTTTGTATTTTAGTCCTATAACAACATTACTACTATTAACAAGTAATTGAATATCATCTACATCTTCATCAATAAATTTTTCAACAATATGGTCTTTGGTATATTTATTATCATTATCAAAAATTAATTTAACATTTGTAATTTCATCAATATATTTAATATTATTTTTCTTCGCAGCCGTATAGCGGTCATCATCACTATCAACCCTTAAAACCTCAACCCTTTCACACCCATCGCAATAATCAAAAACCCATTCACATTCTTCTATTTGTAAATGATAGGAAATAGATGTCGGGTTTAAATGTCTTTCCGTTTTAAAAGATTTAGCCGCGTAAATGTATTTAGTATTCATTTTATTATTACTATATAGTATATATATCTATTTCTTTAAGTTATTTTAAAAAGTCAATTTTTTGAGAAATTAATATTTATCAACACTATCATCTTCTAAACAGAGAGAACACCAAAAAGACGTATTTTCACTATCTCTATAATATTTGAAATCTTTTACAGATAATTCTTCGCTACAATTTACACATTGAATTTCTTCTAATATATCGTCATCTTTCAGTAAATTATTATCAATTTTATAACAATTGAAACATTTCCAATTATATTTCTCTCGATTACGGAAATCATCCATTTCTAACCAAAAAGAACAATCACAAGAAGGACTATCCATCCAAAGACTGACTTCTCCCATATCCAAATGTTTATATTTGTCGAAATTAATTTCTTTCTGTATTTTAATAAATTTATAGAATATAATCCAATTTCTGTTGGAAATTTCAGTATAAAATATATTCTTACTTTGAAAGTATTTTAAACTTACAATATAATCATTTTTAAAACTATTTCCGTAGAAATCATTATACCCACTTCCGTAATTCTCAACATTATCAATAAAAGACCAAAATGCTTCCGCAGATGGGGTCATTTCAAGACTTTTCATACCAAGAAAAGACCATACTTCACGTTGTAAATCTTTTGGTAAATTTCTCATTATTTCGGTCATTTTTGTTTCTACTATATAGTATATATAAACTAATCTTTATATATTTTAAAAAGTCAATTTTTTGAGAAAATAAAATTGAAATGAAAAATCAATTTTTTGATATATTAAAATCTAATGAAATCTAAATGGAATTATTTAATTATAATTTAGAGGATATTGAAATTAATTTCAGGAAATTGAGAGAAATTGGAACGAATGCCGGTTCTAGGGGAATATCAATAATGGGTAATAAAGTAGTCGATTATTATACTGGAATGGAACGTTTGAATACGATAGGAAACAAAGGAATAAATTTTCATCAATTTTTTGAGAAAAGGAGAGAATATGCTGAAAAAAATTATATTCGAAATCTCCTGAATTTTTATAAAATGGATGTGGATAATGCTACTACCAAAGTATGGTATAGAATATTCTGTTTAAGTTTCGGTTCCATCAATGTATTTCGACCAATATTATCCATGAGTATCTATTCTAAATTCTCTCCAATATGTATATTAGACCCAACGATGGGATGGGGTGGAAGACTGGTCGGTGCGTGTGCGTTAGATATTCCGCACTATATAGGTATAGATAATAATTTAAATTTGAGAGAACCTTATAATGAAATGTCTAAATTTCTCTCGAAACATTCAAAAACAAAGATAGAATTATTTTGGGGAGATTGTATAACGTTTGATTATAGTAAGATAGAATATGATATGGTATTAACAAGTCCGCCTTATTATAATATAGAACAATATTCATTTCAAGAGAGAAGAACAAAACAAGAATGGAATGAGAATTTTTATATACCATTAGTGAGAGAAACATTTAAATATTTAAAGAAAGGAGGTAAGTATTGTTTAAATATTCCAATAGAAGTTTTTGAATTAGTGAAGACGTTATTGGGGGAACCAAACTATACTACCCCCTTTCCAAAATCCCAGAGAAAAGACCCAAATGCTAAAGTCCTAAAGGGGGAATTTATATATATATGGGAGAAATAAATTTTTAGAATTCTCCCGAAAAATTGAAAATATCTTTATCTATTTTTTTATTCGCCAAAGCATATTCACTAACACGACATTCAAAGAAATTCGTTTTCCGGTCTATACTAATATTTTCCATGTAAGAGAAAGGACAACCAACATTCCATATTTTTTCATATCCTAATTGGAGACAAACTCTATCTGCTACAAAATGTATATATTGGGTCATTAATTTCGAATTCATACCAATAAGACGACATGGTAAAGCTTCAGTAATAAATTCGGTTTCAATCTCTACGGCTTCTTTAATAATCGTATGAACTTCTTCTTCTCTCAATTTATATTCTAATTTTTTATATAACGCCAAACCGAATTCAGTGTGTAAAGCTTCGTCTCTCGAAATCAATTCATTCGAGAAACAAAGTCCTTTTAATAAATTCTTACTTTTAAACCAATAAATAGCACAAAACGCACCGGAAAAATGTATTCCTTCCACGCAAATAAACGCAATTAATCTCTCGGCAAAACTGCGGTTGCTATCAATGTGTTTTTTGACCCAATCTGCTTTTTTCTTAACACATGGGTACGTGTTAATCGCATTGAATAATTTATTTTGTTCTTTTCTATCTTTAATATAAGTATCAATTAAATTCGCATATACTTCCTGATGAATACCTTCAATCGCCATTTGAAAGCCGTAAAATAATCTAGCTTCACTATTCTGGACTTCATTGAAAAATCTTACCGCCAAATTTTCATTAATCAAACCATCCATACACGCAAAGAAAGCCAAAATGAGAGAAATAAAATGTTTTTCGTCTGGGGACATTTTGACCCAATCTACTAAATCTTTGGATAAATCTACTTCATCTGCCGTCCAAAAACACGCTACAGCGGTTTTATACATTTTATATAAATCCTGATGAACTACAGGTAATACTACAAATCTCTTATCATCCGGTATTAAAAGTGGTTCCATATATAATATCACCAGAGAAGATAATCGGCAAACCAGCCTTTGGAACCGATAACACTTCTATCTTTTTCGTGTCTGCGTTTATATAATTCTCTTCGAAAATCGGCATACTCTTTCCCGTGAGTTTTAATATAAGTAGGATAATCTTTATAATGAATATCTCCAATACTACAAATATAGTCTCCATCCGGAGTAAAAATATCTATTTTCTTTCCTTCAAATACAGATGGAATAATGGTAACGCCAAGACGTTTCGCTCTAATTTTGGTATAAGGTAATATATGATACATCTATATAATATATTATATTAAACTTCTGCTTTACTTTCTAAATCACTTGTTTCTTTCTCTACTTCTCGATGGATATTCAAACACCCAAAACAAAGATTAACTTGGTCGCATTTTGATTTAAAAGCATACCTTAATACCAGTCCTAAAAAACCGACACTAATGGTAACTATAATGATAATGGTAGGATTATCCATTTATATAAACCGGATATTTTATTAAGGAACAATATTTAATACGTTACCATTTCTCCAAACAGACCCAGATGTTGCGGGGGCTGATGTTGGTAATCCTCGAAAATTAAGATTAATAGTTGTTCCAAGTGGAAAATTTAAACTATTATAAGTCAAATTAGAAGTTATTGTTCCAGAAGTACTAGCCCGAACAATTAAAATACCGGTTCCACCAGCAGAACCAGAGCTTCCCGTCCCAGCACCCGACCCTCCAGCACCTCCACCACCGCCAGTATTTGTAAATCCAGCAATTGACGCAACAGATGTTCCACTATTAGGAACATTATTTGTCCCACCATTTCCACCTCCTCCTGTTCCACCTGGAGCTACTGCCCCACCCCAACTACCACCACCACCACCACCAGCAAGAAAACCACCAGTAGTAGCGGCACTCCAACCAGTAATAACACTATTAATAGTAGAAGAAACAGCATTTACAAAAGTATAAACTAAAGCAGCAGCATTAATACCAGCAATTCCACCAATACCAGCACCACCAGCCCCAGCAGTAACTCCACCAGTAGTAGCTGTTGGTGCTGTTTGTCCTGACGCAGGAGAAATTCCAACAGCACCAGCACCTCCACCACCACCACCGGCTCCATTAGTTCCTGAAGAAGCATACACCCCTTTCGCCCCATTAAATCCACCATTAGGAGGGGGATTGGGATTAGGATTAGCACCAGCCCCACCATTTGCGTCAGTTCCAGTTACAGCACTACCACCACCACCATTACCATTAGAAGCTAGTCCAGCTGCTCCGGTTCTAACAGCAAGAAGTCCAGCACCGGTTCCACCACCACCACCACCACCGGCGGTTAATCCACCTGAAAAAGCAAAAGTAGTGTTCCCTCCATTTCCCCCAATAGTAGTACTAGTTCCAGCAGTACCACCTGTTCCAATACTTATATTATAATTACCAACACCAATACTTGCTCCAGATACAGCAATAACACCTCCGGCTCCACCACCTCCAGCATGAGAGGTACCACCACCACCACCTCCTCCTACCATTATAAAATCAATAGTAGTAGCACCTGAAACTACTAAAGTCCCACTACTACTAGTAAATATTTGATAAATATATCCACCCGTAGTAATAGTTTGGTTTCCACCAGATATAGGAGCACCAGCACCAGCAGCGGAAAAATTCGAAGCCGTTAAAGTAGAAGTAAAAGGATTAAAAGTAAAAGGAGTAGGGGCAGCATTATCACAAAATAAAGGATTAGACCCTACTGATTTTTGAAATGGAATAAAACATGGTTGGTCGCTTTCATCACTAGTCAAAGTGGTAACCGCAGTAGCGGTAGCAGCATTTCCAGATATTCCGGTTTTAGTAATAGTATTGGTAGCAGTTCCATCTGTTAAAACAATAGTAGGATTATCAGGAGTAGCATCCGGTTGTAAAGTTATATCACCAGTTCCGGCATCACTAACGAGAGAAATCCTACCCGAATTAGGATAACAAGTAATATTTTTTGTTTTTTGAATAGCACCCACACTATTATTAGATAAATCTACAAAATTCAAAAAATGAATACCAGTTTGACTATCACTATTACGAGTAGTATATCCATTTTTATTTATAGTATTGGTAATTCCACCAACAATCCCATCGGTTAATTCAATGTGTGGATTAGTAAAACTAAAATTTGGTAATAGCTTAATAGTATTTGTTCCACTAGGTAAATTATTGAGAATAATATCATTCGTCGCAGTATCACCAATTGCTAAAACTTGGTCTAAATTCTGGCTACCACCACCACCACCACTACCCATTAATCCGTATAAATTCGATATTCTTTGATTAAGTTGATTAGTGCTATTACTCATTTATATATAAATAGAAGATATTTTTATCTTATAATATAATATAATAAAACATGAACGATATATTTACCGACAAAAATATAACCGATAGTTCGAAAAATCTATATTTGAAAAACTTAATTAGATTAAATGGGGGAGAAATCAAAAACTTTAACTTCCTAAAGAATGAAAATGAGATTTTAGAGAAATTGAAAAAATATAAACCAAATACTCAAAGAACATATATTATTTCTATTGTTTCTCTCTTAAAAGTTCTCTCGTCGAGAGAACCAAAGAAGTATAAAAAATTATACGATAAATATTATTCTGTTTTAGATGATATGAATAAAAATCTAAAGGTCAATAATGAGAAAACGGATAAAGAAGAAAAGAATTGGATTTCTCAAGAAGAAGTTTTAGAGAGATGGAATGAATTGAAAAAAGTTATTCCATCTTTAGGAAAAAAAATCAATGAGGAACAATTCAATGAATTACAGAAATTAGTTATTCTTTCTCTCTATTGCTTACAAAGACCAAGACGAAACAAAGATTATCAAGACATGTTAGTAATGAGAAAATACACGGCACCGGTAGAAGGAACGGAACCAGCCAAAGATAATATTTTAGATTTAGCCGGAAATAGATTTATCTTTAATAATTTCAAGACAGAAAAGAAATATCATTCTCAAGAAATAAAAATAATTCCGGAATTGAGAGAAATATTAGATATATATCTAAAATATCATCCAACGTTCAAGAAATCGAAAACACCCGTACAACTATTAGTGAATTTCGAAGGACAACCATATACCAAGAATAACGATATGACGAGACTATTATATAAAGTATTCAATAAGAAAATAGGATGTAGTATGCTACGTCATATTTTCCTTACAGATAAATACAAAAATGTAATGGAGGAAATGAAAGAAGATACAAAGGAAATGGGGACAAGTGTCGAGATGATGAAAGACCAATATATTAAAAATTAATTAATCCAATAGGCAACTAATTCATCGGCACCTAATCCAATTTCCTTTTTATATTTCTTAATGAATTTTTGGAATTCTTCTAAATCGTAAAAGAAATTCTTCATCATTAATATTCGAAGGATTACCCACCGACCACAAGTAGCCGATTTATTACAAAGTTTCTGGAATTTATAATGATTATAAACAATCTTCTTTCCTTTGGTTTTCTTCAAAAGGTCTCTCAAAATAGTTCTACCTTCTCCCAACAATCGCCTTTTCACAGCGTTAATAAATTTCAATTCACAATCCACATCTATTCCGTAGCTATCGAACCATTCAATCGTATCACCATATCGTAAAATACAAGTCCAATGACCGGAATTATAATTTTCTTCAATCAAAATAATCTTGTAAGACCTATCTTTTGGGAGAAGTTCTTCAATAGAATTATAATTAGCTAATTCACTATATTTAATCACATTATTCTTGTAATGGTTCGTTTCCGGAAAATATCTCTCTAAATCTAAATCCGTAATATTTGTTCTCATTCTTGTAAGAACTTCATCCATGTTAATTTCACTCATTTATTATATCCAAAGAAAAAAATATCGTTAAACCCCAAAAATAAAATCTAAATATACTTTAGAGAAATCTAAATGGTTCATTTTCAAAAAGATTATATTTACGGCGTTCAACAAGAAGCAACTATCTTACCAATATTACAGCAACATTTTGGAAATACTTTATCCAGAAATAACGAGAGATGGGGAAAATATGATTTCTATAATGAGAATTCGATATTTGAATTGAAATCTAGAAAGAATAAAAAGTGTGCGTATCCTACTACATTGATGACCTGTAATAAGGTAGTGAAAGTAGATGAAAAAGATTTATATTTTCTCTTTAATTTCACGGATGAACTTTGCTGTATTAAATACGAACCTTCTCTCTTTGAAACCTTTGAGAAGAAGAATTATTCTCGAATTAATCAAACATATGACGAGAAAGAATATTACTTTATCCCGGTATGTAATTTAGAAACAATAAAAAAATATGAACCTACTATATAACATGGCTTGGCGTTCTCTCTTTGCTATTGATAATCCAAATGGGAGAATTGGCTCTCAATATAGTGCTATTATTAATACTTCATTAGCAGGTAATATTTTATCAGGAGTTCAAAGTATAGCAAATTTTCCTTCTTCATCTTTACCAATAGGTGTATATTCTATTGCCGTATCTATTCCTATAAGTACCAATACTTCTGGTGTTGGATTAGTTCTGGATAGTTGGGTGTTAGGTGTTGGTGGTCTTTCGACAACTAGCACCTTATTTCCAAGCACTACTCTTGCCCCATTTCAAATCACAATACCAAATCCAGGTGATAACACTACTTCAACAATTAGTGGTAATTTTATAATTTCAATAACAAATTCAAATCCAATATATATAAATTCTTATTGGAATTCAGGAGACCCAAATAATATAATAGGATTTAGAGGTAATCCTTTCTTTTCATCATTAACTTCTTGTATCGCAACTAAATTAGCTTAATTGAAACATTTAGGGAAAAAAAAATATTAAGTAAGTATATAAAATGTCTTGGCGTTCTCTATATGCTATTGATAATCCAAATGGGAGAATTGGTTCTACAACAACTGCTACTCCGGTATCAATTACTGCTGTAGTTGGTGGAGCAGCTAACATTGCTCCAATTCAAAATTTAGCATCTTTTACTTCCCTACCTGTAGGTGTCTATTCCGTTTCCGTATCGGTTCCTTTAGCTAATACCGCAGGAACAGCAACTATCGCTGATAATTGGATTATAGGAGCAAGTGCTTCAGCTTCAACAGCTGCTTTTATTTACGGACAAAAAGCAATTATAAATTTTCCTACAACAATTGCTGTGGAAACAGCAACTCCAACACTGGTTACTGACTTTATTTTAAATGTTCCTAGTGTTAGTACTCCTACTACTATTTACATTAATTCATCATTTATAAATGGGTCAGCTGCTAATAACGCACAATTATCTTGGGCTGGTACTACCTCACCAGGTATTGTTATTGTCGCAACAAAAATGGCTTAAATAATTAGATTTCTAAAATAAAAAATCTAATTATATACAAATGGTAAAAGATGATAAATATTATTTTCATCAAACTCCGGATTAGATTTTTACATGATGAAAACATTAGATTTCTACAAATTAGATATGAAATAGATATGTATATGTAAAAATTTTAAAATTTTTACATATACATATCTATATAAATCGAAAATAGCATTGTAAAAATCTAAATAGTCGATATTAGATATATACAATTAGATATATACATGTAGAAATCCAATATTTCTCTCGAATATAATGTAAATTAGATATTTAGGAATGATACAAAAATATATTAGCACTATTATATATAATGTCCTATAGACCAAAACCAGAATTGAGTAATGTTCCGGCAATACCCGACCATATATACTACGATGTATTAGTTACAAATTTTAATAGCACTACAGGAAACCCAATACCAATATACTTTAACGAAAATAGAACCAATCCTATTATCCCTTGTACGGGAGAATATGAAATGAGTATTATTCGATTTCAAGTAGATACTCCCGATTTACCGGTATTCATTCCAGTAATTGAACCAAACCAACCTTTGAATAATATGACTAATTATACTATTACTTTAACTATTAAGCCACAATTTAGACCAGATGGGACTACCCCTAATACAACTACTTACGTCTCTCAAGCAAAGATTATATGGGTAACGCAAGATACTTCGGCACCGGTTCCACCACCACCAAGCATTAATGGTGGTTATCAATCAAATGTAGGAGATTATTATTATTGTTATTCTTATCAACATTTTCAATCTTTAATTCAGGCTACTTTAGTAAGAGCATTTACTTTTTTACAACAAGCATTAATAGATAGTTTATATTCTACATCTACTGCTAACAAAGAAATACTTGGAATATTACCACCAATCTTTAGCTGGGATAGCACAACATCTTGTGCGGTGATTAGCACTCCTCAATTTAAAAAAGATGGAACTTCTCCTGCTTTTGAAACTAGAACTTTAGTAGGCGGAGTTATAACACCTAATCTGTATGGTGTGAAAATGTATTTCAATTCTCCCTTATATCAATTATTTACTTCTTTTAATTCTATCTTTAAGGGACAATCGAATAGTATTACCGCATCCAATACAGCTGGGTCTCAAGTTCTAGGATATTATCAAAATCCTAATGGATATGATAGTATTCAATTTTCTTCAGGAACGATTTTAACCGGATTGAATTACGAAATTACTATTCTTAATCAACAAGGTACCAGTCAAATATTATCGCCAAGTCTTTATCCAATTGTTAATCCAAATACTGCGGGAGATGTAACCAATGTCTTCATTCAAACATTCCAGGAGTTTAGCACAATTGTGAATTGGACGCCCATCGATAGTATCGTCTTTGTATCGAATACTTTACCAATTGTTAGTAATCAATTAGCATCTCCACTTATCTTTAACGAAAACCAAATTATTTCGGGAGACGGGAATAATGCTAGGTTCGCACAAATTATTACGGATATAGTTTCTAATGAAAATTCTTATAAACCAAATTTATTGTATAATCCTACTGCCGAGTATAGAATGATTAGTTTAACCGGGAACCGACCTTTAACAAATGTAGATGTTTCCGTATTCTGGAGAAATAAGTTAGGAAATTTATTCCCCATTAATCTATTAAGTGGAGGCAGTTGTTCTCTCAAATTCTTGTTTAGAAAAAGAATAGTTTAGAAGATATTTTAGGCAATACTTAATAAAAAAAATATTTATTAAGTATATAAATGACTGACTTTAAAACCATCCTCCTAAAAGATAGTCGTCTTGCGGATATTACCGACAATCTTACTTTTGCGGTTCAATCGGGTGCCGCCAATACTACTTACCAACAATTCACTGCTGTTTCCACATCCAATTCTTCGGTTACCTTTACTATCCAAATTCCTAGTGAAAGTATCGTCATTAACAGAGAATTACTTATCTCGACCGGAATTACCTTTACACTATTTACTGGTGCCCCAGTTGCTAATGGTGCTACAGCCATTCAATGGGGAAGTAATTGTGCCCTTCAGGCATTCCCTTTCAACAAGCTTATTACAACGGCTACTGCTACCATCAATAATACCACTGTCTCTCTTAACGAACAGGATGTTCTCGATTGTCTTTTGAGATTTAACGATAGTAGAGAATTGTATCGTTATAATGGTATGACCCCAACCTTACCCGACCAGGCATATTACAATTATCAGGATGGTGTTGGAGCTAATAACAATCCTTTAGCAAACTGGACGAACCAGTCATACGATTTAGACCAGGCACCAAGAGGAGCATTCCCAGTTTCCATTACTGCTTATACTTCTCCTAATGCTGCGGGACCCTGGACTTTATCCACTACTGGTGCTTTGAACTCTACTGGAAGTGCTAAATATTTCGCTTTTGTTGTGAATACTCAAGTGATAGAGCCATTGTTCCTTTCTCCTTTTATTTTCGGTAATCCGGAATATAATTGTGGAGGCATTGCTGGTGTAAATACAATTAATTTCGTGTTTAACATTGATAGCACAGCCAAAAGATTGATGTCGGTTGCTTCTTCTGTTGGTTTGAATTCATCTGCTTCTATTACTCTAGGAGATGCGGTTGGTGCCCCTACTTTCTCTAACCCATTTCAAGGTGGAAGCACACAAATGTTGTTTAATTTCCTATCTACCCAAGCTAGTGATTTAATTCCATCCAGAAATGTTGTGCCTTACATGGATTACCCAAGATACCTTTCTCAATCCACTCAAAATGCTATTCTTCAACCAAACGTTGCTACTCCAATTACATCTCAAAATATCCAACTTAATCAACTTCCTGATTATTTCATTATTGTGGTTCGTAAGCCAATGTCTCAACAAACTATTTACGATAGTGCTTCTTTCTTAACTATTAGTAAAATTTCTATTAATTTGAATAACCAGTCTGGACTTTTGGCTTCTGCTACTCAAGCAGACTTGTGGCGTATGAGTGTTAATAATTGTTCTACTCAATCATGGGCTGAATTTTCAGGAAGTGCTGTATCTACCAACATTACACAAGGAGTTCCAGCTACTATTGATACTACCGGTTCCATCTTAATTCTCAACCCCCCAAAAGATTTGAGTTTGCCGGACTACCTTTCTTCGTCCTCAATCGGGCAGTTCAACTTCCAGTTCCAAATTACTTGTACCAATACAACGGCTACGGCTTTCCAACCTGAAATATTGGTCGTCACCGCTAACTCTGGTATCTTCGTTACCCAAGCTGGTTCCAGTGTTATCTACACTGGTATTTTGACGAAACAGATGGTCGTAGATACCAAAGCCGAGAAGTCTGCTGACCCGGTTTCATCTGCGGAATTCAAGAGAATGGTTGGAGGTAAAATACATCACATGAATTCTGGAGTTATTAAGAGAATGGCTCAACAGCTAGGAAAGAAACTACACTTTAATGGTGGAGCCAGTGGTGCTTCTTCCGGAGGAAAAATGAGTAAATTCTGTTAAATATTAGCTATTAAATAAAATTATATATTATAATTATATAATGTATAATTTAACATTCGATAATCCGTACAATCGAAACATTGTAAATAAATTAAGAGAGTTTAGACACAAACAACAAGGTTATTATACTCCTACCAATATCGAACCAGAACACATTACACATCAATATGACCCCATTACCATTACTGGTGGGGCAATGTCCGGTGGTGCTACATCCTATCATTCGATTTCTAGTAGTGGTGTATCACGTTATCCACCTGATTTATTTGAACCAAGATATACATTAAATAGAAATAAAATGGTTGGAAATAGAATGAAAGGTGGAAGTAGTGATTTCATGAATTCTCCCTTTTATCCACCTTCTTTTTCTACTTCTGGTATTGCTAGTTACGATAGTGATAGTGATATAGATGATTTAGGAAGGGTTCATTCGAAACGTAGAGGTAGAGCAATGAAAGGGGGAGATTTTTGGAGTGATGTAAAAAAAGAGTTAGGAGATAAATTACCAGGACTAAAGAAGATAGATAGAATAGATAAAATACCAAAAGATGTTTTAGCAAAATTGAAACCTTTGAAACTTGGTGGAAAGAAACCAAAAAAAGAAAAGAAAGCTGAAAGTAAATTATTAAAGATTTTCAATTAATTATTTTATTTTATCATTATATAATATAAAATGGAATTTGTAGAAATCAATGCTAATAGACAACCAAGATTATCTGGTGGGAGACGAGGAGCATCTACTTTACAACCAGGAGGAAATGCTGTATCTAATAATTTGGTTCCTGCTTCTAAATTACCTGCTTCTGCCGGAAGTTTAGATGCGGTTTTTAGCAATCTTAATAAGAATATAAATTCTACTGCGGCTTTAGAAAATATTGGAAAAGAAATGAAAGGAAAAGGAAGAGGAAGACCAAAAAAAACCGGTGGTGCTACATTGAAAGAAATTTTACATCATCCAAGTCAGCATCAAGCCCAATTCGATGCTATTCTTAAGGGTGCTAAAAAAGGTGGAGCAATGGTAATGAACCCCGATGGAACCGCTACTGGTGTAGGTAGTGATGATATGACCTGGAGAAGAATTGGAAGAGGAAGACCAAAAAAATCGAATGTCGCATCCGGATTGTTTCACCATACAATTATTCCAGAAGGTGGAAAAATGTCGAAATTAGTTCCAAGACACGGACATGGTGCTACTACTAGTATTGGTACGAATTATCAATTAGGACAATTTGGTGGGTCAATGACGCAACCTATTGGTAATACTGCTTCTACTCTTTCTCCCGCACTTTCTGGAATGAGTGTTGGTGGAAAACGATATACTACCGGATTAGCTAAACTTACACCAGAACAAATGAAAGAAATAATAAAGAAATCGATGACGGGAGCTGGACGAAAACCAAAAGGAAAAAATTTGATGAAATTATTGAAATATATGGTTGCTACCAAAAAGAAACTACATGGAATGGGAAAAATGTCTGGTGGAGATTTATTGGGAGATGCTTGGGAAAGTATTAAAAAAATTGGATTGGATTTATATAAAGAATACGGACCCCAAATTTTTGATAGTGGAAAAGATTTATTATTAGATGAATTGAAAAAACACGCACACGATTATATTACCGGTGGAATGATGGATGGAGGTTCTTTTTGGGGAGATGTTTGGGATGGAATTAAAGCCGTTGCCTCCGGAATTTGGAATGCTTTAAAACTTATATTAAATGATGATGTTGTGAAAGAAGTAGAAAGAGAACTTTTACATCAATCCGTTGAAATGGCTTCTCAATACGCACAACAACAAATGACTTCTGGCGCACCAGCACCTAGTGGAGCCGGAAGACCAGGTCATGACGGACATGGTATTAGACATATTGGCGGATTAAGACCAGGACAATTCAATTTATATAGAGGAAAGAAAGGTGGAGCAGCTTGGTTAAATCCCGATGGAACACCTGGATATAGTGGTAGTGATGACCCTAATTTTCTTAATGGTATAATGCCTATTACATCTCCTACTAATATTTTAGATAATCCTGAATTACAAAAAATTATTAGAAAATATAAAGGTGGAGCATTGGAGAAAAATCCAAGATATAAAGGAGATTTTTCAACTACTATTCCAATTGGAGAATTTGGAAAAAGTATTCCATCAAATGCTTTTGGTGCTGGACGACCAGGTGCTAACGGACATGGTGTTAGAAAGATTGGTGGAAACCGACAACAAATAAGTTCCGCAGCACACAAATTATATAAGGATTATATAAGCACGGCACCAGAAGATAAAAATTTTAATACATTCAGTGCTGATTTAAATTATTATAATAGTGCTTTACAAGGTGGAAAAAAACCAAGTGCTCGTGGTGCTATTGTAAAAAAAATAATGAAAGAAAAAAATCTTTCTCTACCAATGGCTTCTAAATATGTAAAAGAACATGGGTTATATTAATTTTTTTATTTCTTTAGATATATAAATGAATTCTAAAGAAATAAATAAAATTATTAAGTTTAGAAAAAAAAACGGACATTATCCTTCTCATATTCACCTAACATTATCTGGAGGAAATCTTTTGGATGATATAAAACATGGATTTGAAGGTTTGGGTGATAAAATTACAGGTGTTGGTAAAAAAATAGTAAGTGGTTTGGAAACATTTGGAGATGATATAAAAACCGGATTAGGTGTTGTTGGTAATTTTGTTAAAGACCATCAAGATGTTTTTATTTCTGCTGCGGTTACTGGTTCTTTAATGGTTGTTTTTCCGGAATTTGCCCCAGAAATCGCAATGATGGGAACTCAAAATTTATTAGGTAAAGTTCTTGCTGCGGCACCACCTGGTTCCGCAGTTCCTACTCAAGCTGATATTGATGCTGCTTTAGCTGCTTATAAAGCAGACCCAAGATACCAACAAATGATGGATAGAGCTTCGAATTTTTTAAAAACTTTTACTAATTACGTTAAAAACGAAGCACCTACTCGAATTCCTAACTATTCTGGAACCGATACTGCCGTATGGACTAGACCAACAAGTGTAACGATGGGTGGAAGTGGAGTTCCAGAAGGAACTATTCAAATAAATTACAAATATTGGGGTGGTGATTGTTGTTTTCCTATTCAAATACAAATGGAAGGTCATGCTGATGATTTAATGAATTATTCTATACCAATTTGTAATGCTGGAACAATGGATAGTGGAATTAGAATAGAATTTTCCAATAGAGGTATTACTTATTTAAACGCAGATGGGTCTAATTATAGAGATTTATTGAATATAGATTTTTCGAATGCTACTACAATTTTATCAGTAAATCACGGAAGATAGAATTAATTAAAAAATAAATATATTGATTATATATAAAATGATACCTGCTTATCAAAATGGAACGTTAAACGCAGATTTACGTATTAAACAACAATTAGTTCGACAACAAAAACGGGCTTATTCTGTAGTTCAAGACGTACAACTTATTCAAGATACCGGTTTAGCTAGTCAATTAGTTTCTACTATTGAAACCAATTTAGTAGTTTTAAATGCCCTTTTAGGGGAAAGTATGACGTATTTCACTGCTTCCGGATTTAACGCATTAGATGTGAATGAAACGGGAGATATTCAACAAAGTATTATTCGTCCTTCTCTCGCCGCTAATTTGAGACAAATTGCTATTTCTGCTAATCAATTAAAACAAAATGTATCGAAACTACAACCAGTGATTAATTACGTATCCAGAAGTGATATTGAAGGATTTATTAATCAATTAAACGATTTAGATGATAAATATACCGATATAATGTTATCAGGACAAGATATTATACAAGCAGGTTTAGATGATATTGATGAAGATGGATTAAGTAATTTTTTGAAAGAAGTTCAAAAAACCATTCAACCAGTTCATTCTGCTTTTAGAGCATTAATACAGAATTATTCTCCCGCCATTGCTAATGTTCCAATGCCGAGTGTCGGGAGAAATATCAAAGATGGTGGATATTCTCTCGCAGGTAGTATGAGTGAATACCGATAGACAAATATATTTTTATTATATATAATATATAATGAAAACAAAATCAGGTGGTAAAATATCTAATGATGAATTACATCATTTTATCAATGCCTCGTATTCGAAAGGAAAAGATTATAAAAATTGGAAATTAGACCATTCTTTAAGTGAT